TAATTCAGTAAACAGTTCTTTAATTTGAAGATTAAACTGTTCTGGATCCATTGACATCTCCATATTCATCTGTTGAGTCATGATGTCAGTGGTTATATCATTCATCGTCCTTTTCATATTGTTCTTCCTTCCCCATTTCATCCCAGTCTGGAGCTTGTGTCTCTGGATCTAAATCCATACCACATATACCACAGGTAAGTGATTTAGGAGTATTTGTATCTTCTTCTTCTGGTTGATATTCCATATCTTCCTTGGGGTGTTGACATGAAAGATCTTTGGTTGTAATTATAGCAATCATCCTACTAGTTTTATCCCATCCAGTGATAAATCAACATGTAATGTTTCTTTTTCACGGTTAGCAGTGCTTTCAAGTTTTAATCCTTTGATCAAATTGGTTTCATTTACATCAAATAAGGGTTGCAAGGATAATACCTTATTAACATTATATGCTACTCTAAAAGAGCCTTTAGATGATGCAATATTCATACCTTCATGAAATGCACTTTTTGTTATTTCACTTATTACAAATATAATAAGATCGTATTGTACTGCGAGTTCAGTTAAAAATTGAGATGCTTCTTCTACCTTCATATTGTTATCTTTCATTCGGCTTCTTAACAAACCAAGATGATCAACAGCAACTATTTCAGGTTTTTCAGGTAACATATTGATTCTTTTCTCTATCTCATATGGATAGCATGAATTATAATCAACTGTAAGCCATTCAAAGTTAGCATCAAGTCCATTTTTATTCTTTGAATAATATACTTTTAGATCTTCTTCATCCCATCCCCTGTTAATCATTATGAATCTGGACATTATCTGTCTAGGAGACATTTCTAATTCCATCATGTATGTTCTTTTCTTTAATGCATTTATCCAATTTAGGATCAGCATTGTTTTCATACTTTTAGGAGGAGCCTGGATCAGTACAACTTCACCAGGATAGATTGGAAATGAATCAACTTGTTCATACAAATCTTTAAAATCTATTGGTTTAACATTACTTGTATAGAAGTCAATTAATACATTTTCCATATCTGTAGCTGTCATTACCGATTGATTCTTCTTTGATTTATATAAGAAACATGTTGGTTGACATAATTTGTCTTTTACTGGATCAGCACATCCATAATTATATCCACTACCTTTATTAGCAGTATAACAAGATGTAATAATCTTATCTAATTCTGCTTTTTTGAAGGGAGTATCATGTTTATCAACACGTTGTCTCCAGTCTTCCATAATAAGACGAACAGTATTTTCTGGGTATCTCCATCTTAAATGAGAACCTAATCTTAATGCTGTCATATGTCTACTACCCTGATTAACACCTTTTAGCATTAATTGAATACAGGTATAGTTTATTGGATCAGGTTCTCTTCCAAGTTCGGTTCGTTTAATTTCAGTTGATTCTTTTTTAGTTTTTCTTACAAGAACATCAAATACAGGTTCGCAAACCATCTTGGGGTATTTGAAATCTCTTCTAGGGGTATTCTTAAAGTTTAGAGTAAAATTTGTAAATTCTGAATCATTTAGCGGTATCTTCCATCTTCCAGATTTAGTATTAAGAGTATTGGGGACTCTTATAATTCTGGTTTTATCAGTTACAGATGGATCAGCATATTTATATATACCAATCTGGTTTAACTCATCTTTAACTTTTAAATGGAGATCTTTGTCTGGTTTCCATCTGAATGCTGTTGATGGTATGTTAAGATGAAATCCACGTCCACTAAAATAGATTTGATACGGAACTTTTAGTTTAGTAAGCAATTCTATAAGTGAATTTGTTTTCCATTTGGCTTGTGGCAGATCCTTTCCATCTACATCCAGTATTAATTCATCAGGCATGTAGATTAAACCATCATAACCAGCAAGCTTCTTATTTTTATTGAAATATTCTACAACATATTCATCATAATCCCATAAAGACATAAAGGTATCTTGGGGAGTACCTTCCAATTCAGACATTTTGTTGTTTTCATGAAAGTGATGTCTATTAGATAGAGATAATGCAAATTCTTTAATCATTTTCCATATCCTTTAGCTCTTGTTTTACTTGTATTTGCATTTTATGTCTTCTATCCCATAATTCTCCACGAAGTTCAGGATTTAACTCTTGCAATTTTTGACGACATCTTCTTATTGATTCAGATGATGGTAATTCTCCATTTGCTATTAATGCAAGGAAGTCTAACCATTCTTCTTGAAGTGGTGTCACACTTTGATACCATACATTTGCAAGAAGTTTGTTATCATTGTCTCTTAAGTGAGGATGTTTTGTAATAAGATCTTTAACTATATTAATAGTTGTATCTTTTATGTATTCCATAATAGATCCTTATATTTAGAGTAGAGGGCTTTCTAATAGAGATTTCAAAGGAGATAGAAAGCCCCCTTATATACTCTATTTAGAAAGGAACATCATCAGTAGATGCGGTTACTGTTTCCTTAATTTCATCGGTTGTCATTTCCATCATTTGTCCATTGGATTCAGTTGGCTTTTTGTATTGTTCATAATACTTTTCAGCTTGTTTCTTCCAATAGCTTGCATCGTCATGACTGAATGATAGAATTTCACCTTCTACATCCTGAGGAACTGGAGCAACACGATTTAATACACGAAAATATCCTTCATCATTCTTATAGAAGAATACTTGGAGCTTTCTTCCATTAAGATTGTTAGCATCATCATCATACTGGATACTTTTTCTTCCAGCAGAATCCTGTACTTCTCCTACAATACCAGCATTTGCAAGCTTAAATAATCTAGCAATAGCAAATTCTTCACCATCTTTAGATTTAGCTTCGTATAAACGCAGGTTTATAGTTTCAGGATATTCTTCAAACCAAGCATCAACATAACGTACTTCATTGTTATACATTCCATACTTGGTATTTTTTAGAGTGACTTCTTTCCAGCCATGACTCCAGTCACTGCCTCCAGAGTTACTCATTGTTTTTATAGCCAT